GCACCCCGGCATCACCCTGGTGGATGTCTCTGTCCTCAACTACCTGCACAGCGAACAGCGGCCCGAGCGTTCCCTGAAAGCCATCGCCCCCCTGCTGCGGATCGCCAAGTACGACACGGGTAAATCCCTCAAGCATCACCGCTACACCTCGGTGGATGACCCTGGCCTCCTCTCCTACAACGTGAAGGATGCCGTCGTCACCCTGCGGGCCGTCGAAGAGTTGGAGGCCCGTATCCGCCAGGACTACCCCGACTCGGCCAAGCTGTCCGACTACAGCCGCTGGTGGTACAGCCGCCTCCTGTGGACCTGCATCCAGATGGAGGAGGACGGCCAGGCCTTCGACCAGGAAGCCCTGGATGCCCTGGACTTCAGCACCGTCCTGAAGGCCGCCCTGATCTGGTCCGAGTGCTACCATAAATACGGTCTTGTGTTGTCGGGGCCGGGATCGGACAAGGCCAAATCCGAGCTGTTCCTCCGCGCCGTCGAGGAGGCCGGGCTGGTGGGCGACCCCCGGCTGCAACTCACCGAGACAGAGAAGCGAATCAGCACCAACAAGAAGAACGCCACCCTCCTCCTGGAGAACCTGGACCCCGCTTCGCAGACCGCCCTGGTCCTTCGCAAGCAGCAGGAGTTCGAGGGCCTTCAGAAGCTCGTCACCAGCTACACCCGGCCCATGCTGTACGGCACTGCCAAGAACCCCGTCTCGTCCAGGCTGGTGCCCAATCCGGTTCGGGGTCGGGGTGCCAACAAGGCCGCCCTGATCGCCTACCCCTCGTGGTTCCCGGTCCCGTCCCAGTTCGACTCGGGCACCCAGGGGGGCACTCTTCAGGGACGCATCACCGCCAAAGGCCCAGCCCTTCAAACCCTGCCCAAGCACACCGAGCTGGGTAAGAAGCTGCAAGCCTGCTTCACCAGCCGCTACGACCCCGGCTTCCTGATTTCCGTGGACCTGTCCCAGATCGAGCTGCGCATCATTGCCCTGCTCTCTGGTGACCCCCGCATGATGGAGGAGTACCAGCAGAACATCGACCGGCACACCCAGACCGCCCAGGAAATCCTGCGGCACCTGCTCGCGTTGATGGAGGCCCGTGCCCAGGACACCATCCTCCTGGGGGAGCAGTATTACACGGTGGCCGAGATGCAGGAGTTTCTGGCCTCATCCCGACCCCGAAGCTACCCCCGGTTTGACCTGTTCCGCCAGGCCGGCAAGCACGCGAACTTCCTCATGGCCTACGGGGGGCAGGCCACCAAGCTCCAGGCCACCATCAACGACAAGCTGCACGTCGTCGTCCCCCTGGAGGTCTGCGAGGCCCTGATCGAGTGGTCCAACAACCGCTATCCCGGCGTCACCGCCTACCAGGAGGGGCTCGTCGAGACTGCCAAGCGAACCGGCCGGATCGCCCTCCCGCTGACCGGCCAGTCCCGCATGTTCATCGGCAGCCGGAAAGCCGTGGATGAAACCTACCGGAACGAGATTGTCAACTTCCCCATTCAGACCACGGCGGCCAACGTGCTGCTTGACATCCAGGCCAACCTGCGTGCTACCCTCAACCGACGACGCCGTAAAGTGTGTATCGGCCTGAATATATACGACGCCCTCTTCGTGGATGGGCCCATGAGCGAGTACGCCGGCACCATGCGGGCGATAGAGAAATGCTTCAGCCACTCAGAATACTATGAAAAACTGCAAAACCTTCTTGAACGCCGTGTACCGTTGGGTTATGAGATAAATGTACTGGTTCGCGACTCAGTCCGGCCAGTGCTTCACGGGGAGCCTACAACATCTACGATTGCAGCATGATGCCAGGGGGGTTCCTGTGATGACCAAACATGCTAGGGATGCTAGGGATGTTAGGGGTGCCAGGGGTGCGACCGGGGGGGACCGGGGGGTAAAGGGGTGGCTGATCGCCGCCCTGTCCGCCCTGGGGATTCCAGTGGGCGGCTGGGCGGCGGTTACAGCCTACGACTACGTCACAGACACAAGGGCCTCCGTGATCGAACTGGCTGCCGGCCTGCAAGTCCACATCAACACGGACGCCGTGCGGTGGGACGAGCTGACCAAACGATTAGATCGTATCGAGGACGGACAGAAAGAGATCCGTTCCGATGTCAAAATCCTCTTACAAGGGAAAGGAAGGTAGTACCGTGAACAAGCTGGTTTGTGTGGTTATCCTGGCAGGTGTGGGCCTTCTGGCGACTGGGTGTTCGCCGAATATGGAGCCCCTCGAACGCACGTCCAACCAGATCATCGACAAGGTGGTCGCGCCGGCCGTGGCCAAGGCCATCGAGGAAACCAGCACCCGCACCGCCACGATTCAAGGCGGGGTGCAGGGCATCGAACCTGGTTGGGAGGCCCAGGTTGACGGCTTCCTGGTGAACGGTTTCCAGGGTCGATTCTCTATGAGGGCCAAGGGGGTTGCCGGCCAGCTCACGGGGCATAACCAGGCCGACCAGGGCCAGGCCTCCACCGTTGATCCACCCGTCAACCGCAAGCCCCCGGCCACCCAGCCGGCCGCCATCTAGAAAGAGGAGGTGCCGGCCAAGCCGGTGAAGTCGGTGAAGTCGGTGAAGTCACAGGTGATCTGCTCGAACGGCAGGTGCAAACTCGAGCAGTGATCCAGGGCTAAGCCTAAGCTAAGCCTAAGCCTAAGCCTAAGCTAGGCCTAAGCCTAAGCCTAAGCCTGCGGGTAGTCAGAGGGGAGCCCAAGTCGTGGATGTTGGGGGGGACATCCAAGGGGACACCCAAGGGGACATCCGGGGGGGAGGGGATAGGAGGGGAGAGAGTTTTTCGGGGTCGGGAACTGGGGCGACGGAGGGCAAGTCCTGAAGTCGCCCCGTTCCTTGTCTAAGCTGAAGGGCTGAAAGGGAGCACGAATGAAACCCGTCAAGTGGCTGGCGTATTCATGCCTGCATGCACCTCTCACAGACATGGCCGCCTTCAACTGGATGATCGGCCAGGTCGAAACCCACAAGCCGGACGTGATCGTGGACCTGGGGGATTCAATCGAGGCAATGGCCGCGTCCAAATTCAAGGATAGCCACGAGGCCGAATGGACCCTCCGGCACGAGTACGACACCCATTGCAAACTCAAGCAGGCCGTTCGTGAGGCCGCCCCCAAAGGCTGCCGGCTGGTCTACCTGCCCGGCAATCACGAGGACAACATCATGCGTCCCGGCCGCCTGGATAAGGCTGTCCGGGACGTGTGCAACTGGGCCGATCCCAGGAACCAGCCCGAGCTGGCTCACTGGCACATCGCCGCCCAGTACAAATACTGTCGCGTCCAGGGCTGCTTCCGCATCGGCCAGGTCTGCTTCGCCCACGGCTACGAGCACAGTGGCAGCGGCGACGAGAACCAGGCCCTCTACCTGGGCAATGAGTACGGCCTGACCGTCCTGGGCCACACGCACCGCCCCACCCCCGCCATCATGCAGTGCCGCAAGGGCGTGGGCGTGCCGCTTCGCTACTACTATGCCAACGCCGGCACCCTGCGACAGATGGACGCCGACTACATGTCCCGCAAGCGCAAAGCCCTGTGGGGCCAGGCGGTCGTGGTGGGCGAGGCCCTGCCTGTGAAGTCCCCCCGCATGACCCGCTGCTGGTCCGCCCACGTAGAGCTCTTCCGTATGTACGACGACAGCTTTGAACGCTGTTCAGAAAGGATGGCAAGCTGATGAAAGACTTACTTCAGTTGGTTGCGGTTCTCGTGCTGCTGTGTGCGGGGATGGCTGTCGTCCTGGTGGCAGTATCCGGCTGCGTGGAGCGTGAAGCCGTGCGCATAGCACCCGGGGTGGAGGCCAGGGTCCAGCCAATTACGGTGAACCCGGAGGCGAAGGCTCGGGTGGAGGCGGAAGCCAAGGCCCAGGTCGCGGAGTTCGAAGCGTCCTATAGGCGGGAGCAGGACACCAGGAACACCAACGTGCAGAGTGGTACGGGCAACACCCAGAACTCCAGCGTGGATCAGTCGGAGCGGCCCGTGGACAAGAACCTGCTGTGGGTTCTGCTGGCGGTCAGCACGATGGGAAGCTATCCGGTGTACCGTCTATTCGAGCTGGTGGAATCAGTACTCGCGCGCGCACCCGCACGCGCGCGCGCCGGCGCGCGCGCAGGTAAGGCGGTCGGCCTGGCGGTCGGCCTGGCGGTCGGCCTGGCGGTCGGCCTGGCGGTCGGCCTGGCGGTCGGCCCTGGCCTCAGCCCCGCCCGGCGGGTGGCGGCGGCGGGTTCTGACAGCCTCTAAAAAGAATTGTAGAAAAATCGCCGAAAATATTTGCCCGGCGGCCGGACTTGGTGTATATAGTCTGTTGGCAGCACATACACACACACAAACGCCCGCACACACGGGCAAAATCCCGCCAGGAAATCCAGTCGTCGGGAACTACGCTACCCCTACGGTCATGCTTTGTTTGGCTTGTTCGGTTCGTACCAATGTTCGTGTGAATGTTGGTACGAGCCTTGGAATCCTTTTGCCTGACGAGGAGATACTATGAGTACCCCGAAACCCCCCGACCCCGACACGAAGAGGCGGAAGGCCGCCCGCAAGGAGCAGGGGCTGTTCAATCGCTGGATAGTAGCCGGCTACCCCTGGTTCTTCCCGGACGAGGAGGCCAAACGCAAACTCCAGCTCGTCGCCGCCGACGAGATCACCGCCGAGCTGGCCATCATCAAGACCGGCCTGGCGGACGCCTCTGACTGCCTGGAGGACCAGGGCTGCTTTGTGATGGCCAAGGAGCTGAAGGAGTGCATCGAACGGCTGGACAAGATCGGCCCCGCCATCGTGGAGGACTACAGCACCCTCATCACGATGGCCAAGGTGTGGAAATTGGGCGGGGAGTATCCCGACCCCGACCCCATCCGCCCCGGTCTCCAGTCGACGGTGGACGGCTCCCGCCAGCAGGAACTCTCCGACTTCATCACCGGCATGTTGCAGGAGCTGCAGTGCTTCGTGTTCCAGTCATCCCACGACACCAACCAGGAGGACAAGTGATGTCAACCGCGTGTGAATCCATGCCGGCCGATGTGGAACGAGGCGTGTTCGTGGTGCTCGAGGGCATGCCCTGTGCGGGTAAGACCACCCACCTGTTCTCGACGGGGTTGGCCCTGCACGAGCTGACCGGCCGGGTGCCGCGAACCACCGCGGACCCCTACGGTGCGCCCCAGCACACCCTGTCTGCCTGGGCCGTCCGCGAAGCCCGGCGCTTGCCTTCCGAGGAGCCCGCTATATGCGAGTGCGGTGACTGCCAGGAGTGCGTGGAGGACTCGAGGCCGTTGTTCGCCCCTCCCCTGGACACGGGCATGGCCTACATCGCCAACCGCGTCCACCTGTCCGAGAAGATCGACGCCTGGCTCGCCGCAGGCCATGACGTAGTCTGCGACCGCTGGGCGCACAGCACGCTGGCCTTCCAGGGCAAGGACGATCCGCACCTGGCAGCCATGCTGGGAGCGGTTTCGATGGACACCCTGGTGGTGATGCCCGACCTGACCCTCGTGCTGGACCTGCCCTTCCAGGAGTTCACCCGTCGCCTGAGCATGCGGGAGGCCGCTACCGGCACCCACCGTCTCGTGGATCGAATCACTCAGGCGGACTACGACAAGATCCGCCGCCGCTACTACGAGATGGCTCACCTGGCGTTCGACCACGACTGGGTGGATGACACCTACGAAGACCTGGAGCGGGGCATCTGCGTCATCAATGCCGCCCGCCCCACCGAGGAGGTGTTCGCTTCCATCAAGAACACCCTCTCCAAGTTCTTCAAGGCCACCCGGGATAACGTCCGCCTGCCTTGCGTCGGAAGCATCACGTGATGGCATCTTTTGAGTGAAAGGTTGAGGAGTGGGAGCTGGATGTTCCCCGTCAGGAGTAATGAGCATGGCCCGCAACGTGGTAGTCGAAGTGGATTGTCGAGAGCAGAACCCGGTGTCCTTTCCGGCCACCCTGGTGTGGACGCCCAAGCGGGGCTCCCGCGAGGTGGTCCGCATCAAGACGGTCTCCAAGCGGCTGCCCTACGGGGACTACCGCCTGGCCCAGTACCCCAAGTGCTGCGTGGTGGAACGCAAGGCCGGGGTGGACGAGCTGGCCGCCAACCTGCTCAGCCGTAACGACCGGGTCCGCTTCAGCCACGCCTGGGCCAAGTTCAGCACGGGCTGCGATTACCCCGTGCTCCTGCTGGACAGCTCGCTGCACCAGACTGGCTCCTTCAAGTACGACGGGGGCAACCGCGTGGCCACCCCCGAAGATGCCATGAGTGCCTTCTGGCGTCTGGTCGTGGACTGTCCCCGCCTGACCGTCATCTGGGCCGGGACTCACCGCGTTCCCAAGCGGCGTACCCAGCTCGGGGCGGAACTCATCCGCCTCATGCTGGCCTGCGCAGAGAGGGGTGCGTCGTAACCAAGCATTGTTTCAGATCGGAGATGGAAGCATCTCTTGCCACAGGAGACCAAGCATGTTGCCTAACGAAGAAAGCATTTTAGCCGAGGCGATGAAGCTGACCTCGGGGGATCGGAATAAAGCCTATGGAGAACCCCTCGACGATTATGGCAAAACCGTGGCCGCTTTCAACGCCCTGACCGGGCACAACCTGACCGTGGAGCAAGGCGTCCTCTTCATGGTCCTGGTGAAACTGTCCCGTGAGCAGCACAGGCCCCACCGGGACAACCGCGTGGACGCCGCCGGCTACATCCGCTGCCTGGACGAAGTCATCCAGGAGAAGGCCCGCCGATTCGGCCACCCGTCCCCGCAGGAGGTGAACAATGGCTAATCCTATTGCTGTCGCAGATCCCGCGTTCAGGCCCCGGCACAAGAAGGGCAGGCCCCGCAAGGAGGAGGGCAAACTCCAGGTCAAGGGCAACCCCATCCTGCACTGGGATCACGAGTCCCTGGAGCTGCGGGGTATCACCGAGGCCCGGCAGGGAGCCACCGTCTACCAGATGAAGGAGCGTCTGCACGGCCCCTTCTGGAAGAACGCCAACCTGGTGGTCGCCCAGCCGCCCATCAGGAGCAGCGCCTGGAAGACCTGCCGGGAGTGCCCCCGCAAGTTCATGTTCAGGGAGCGGCTCGGCCTCCAGGTGGCCGGCTACGAGCCCGCCCTGTTTACGGGCGATATGTTCCACCAGCTTATGGCCGCCATCTACAAGGGTGGCAGCCTGGACGACCTGGGCCGCATCCTGGCCCACCTCGTGAGGGAGCAGGTGGAGGCCCTGGGCGAGCTGACTGACACCGGCACGGGCCTCCTCCCGAATGGGCGCACGTTCACGGAGCAGGCCGCCACCGTGGAGCAGGATGCCAAGCTGGCCCATGCGATGGTCCTGGCGTTCTTCGAGTTCTATCCCCTGGAGACCCTGCTCAAAACCTACAAGATCGTGGAGGTCGAGCGGGAGTACGCCATCAAGGTGCCCGGACTCACGGTGCCCCTCGTGATCCAGGTGGACCTGCTGCTCAAGAACCTGCGAACCAACGAATATTGGATCGTGGATCACAAGACCACCAGCCTGAGCCCCAAGGTCCGAAGCGAGACCATGCCCTTCGAGTTCCAGCCTCGCCTCTACAAGTGGGTATGGGCCTCCTACATGGACGCCGAGACCCCCGAGGGCGAGCCCCCTGTGAAGTTGGGCGGCACCATGCACAACATCGTCCGCAAGCCCACCATCCGCTTCTGCGCCAAGGACGCCGACTTCGACGCCTACGTGCAGCGGGTCCGCGAATGGTATCAGGAGCAGGCCCTCAAGGACCCCAACGACCCCCCCATCCTCCAGAGCGTGGTCCGTCACACCGGCCCCGTGCTGGACGAAGAACTCCTGGTGCAGGTCCACCAACTGAATCGCTACAGCACGGCCGACCTGGACCTGTGCCGCTTCTATCGTGATGACTCGGGCTGCTTCAAATTCGGCCGCAAGCCCTGCCCCTACCTGCCACTGTGCCGGTCGGAGCACCGCTTCCAGGAGTGGCCTCAGATGATACAGACCTCTTACGTGCAATCTTTCCGTCCCTTTAACAGTGAAGAGGAGTGACCCCATGCGAACCGTGAACCGAATGTCCCCACGCAACTCAAACACACCTCCCAGCGGGAACGGACGCACTACACCGTCCGTTCAGCCTTCGGTCGAGCAGGGGCCGGACCTTGCCAACCCGGCCCCCGCTCCCGAGGCTTCCACCCAGGAGGCCCCCCAGACCCTGGTCAGCCCGTTCAGGCCCAAGCCGCTCAAGGCCGCCTTCCAGGGCTTGTCCGTGTCCTACGGCTACAACCCCCGGCTGCCGGAGCGTGCCCGCATCTACCTGCTGGGCCTCCGCAAGCAGTTCAAGTCCTCGTTTGCGGCCTCCAACCCGGACGCCTGCATCCTGGACTTCGAGGGCGGGGCCAATGCCGTCATGGCTCCCCGTGCCTACGTGTGCAACCTGTCGGCCACCGCCACCGCCGAGCCGGGCACCCCGGCCTACGAAGCGGAGCGGGCCTGGCTCAAGTTGCCCGTCCTCGAACGCTACGCCAAGATCAAGGCCCAGCTCATCGCCGATGCTTCCACCAAGGACCCCCAGTTCAAGACCATCGGGTTCGACTCCATCGACATGTTCATTGAACTACTCATCACGGACTTCTGCCGGGAGGTCGGGGTCGAGCACATCGGCGACTATAAGAGCCGCGGCGCAGGGTATAACCGTGTCCTGGAGCGGCTCATGCGGGAGCTTCAGGACTTCGAAGAGGCCGGCTACGGGCTTATCATCGTGGCCCACCTGGGCGAGAAGACCCTGAACAACGGCGACGACTCCCAGCTCATCATCCGTCCCCGCATCAGCGACTCCTTCCACAAGGGCCTGCTGATGAAGGTGGACCAAATATTGCAGATCAGCCTGACCTCCATCAGCGTGCCGGCCAAGGTCGCCAAAACCTTCAACGGCAAGACCATCATGGTGGACGACAAGGAGAACCGCGTCACCAAAACCGAGGTCCTCCTGCGATCCATCCCCACCCCCGAGAACCCCGAGCGGGGCTGCCGGGTCCAAATCCCAGACAAACTCCAGTTGCCCCTGGCCGACGCTTGGCAGACCTACGCCCGTGCCTACCGAGCCGAAGTCCGCCGGGTCCGTGCCTCACTGGGCCAGGACCCCAACGTCGCCCCCTGGGCGGAGGAGGAGTCCGCATGACATCCGACAAGAAACCCCGCTGCCGACACTGCGTGAAGTTGCCTACGGACTGCCTCGGGTTCCTGAATCCGCACAGGAACGGCCGCAAAAGCTGCCACACCGAGCAGGACGCCGTACAAGGCACCATCTCGGGGGACGAACTGGACTTCATCCTGGCCTGGGACGCAGCGGAACGCCAGGTGGGACGCCGCCTCCGCAAGACCGAGGTGCTCCAGATTTTCCGCAGCCTGGGCTACGTGTCCCAGGCCGACGCCTCCGCCCGCTACGAAGCCGGTTACGACGACGGCTACACCGCCGGACTCGCCGACCGAGAAGTGCGAGGTGTCGCCTGAAGTGCAGTGAAGTGCAGTGAGGTGAAGCGAGGTGAAGTGAAGTGCAGTGAAGTGAAGAAAGTGAGGTGAAGTGAATGAAGTGAAGTGAAGTGCAGTGAAGTGAAGAAAGTGAAGTGAAGTGAATGAGCGTGAACCCCCGGCGTTCGGGGGACAGAAATAGTGGGGTTGTGTAGACCCAACTGTCAATTTATGAGAGGATTTTTGAGAGGAGACATGCAGATGACCGAGCAAGTCAGTGATGCCATGTTCGAGCAGCTTGTGGCCGCCTGCCAGGAGGCCTATGAGAAGGTGTCCTCCGACCGGCGCTGGATGCCCGATCCGGGCGAGTACGATTGCATCTTCAAAGACCTCAAGACCGGGGTGGCCGAGACCAAGGACGCGGCCAAAACCAAGTACCTGTACCTGGTGCCCGTCTTCGAGATTGCCGAGGGCCAGTTGGCCGGCGAGACCTTCGAGGGCGAGTTCTACAGCAACCGGGACGCCCGCGCCTTCGGCCGCCTCAAGGGCTTCATCGAGACCATGATCGGCGAGCCCTCCACCGTTCTGCGGGATGACCTGGAGACGGTCAAGGGCATGACCGGCCGGGCAATGGTCAGGGTGGTGGTCAAGAACCGCCAGTACAAGGACAAGAACACCAACGAAATCAAGACCGCCACCAACGTGTACGTGAACGAAGTCTACGCCGACGCCGCCTGAACCCGGCGCACGGCTGGCCCAAAAGGGGAACCATCCAGTGTGTAACGAACAACCGATGTCTCCCGAGGAGACCAAGGACCGCAAAATCCAGCAGGACAAGGGCTGGCGGGCTCAGCTCGATGCCATCCTGCAGGATTTGAAGTATTGGACCCGCTGGGGACCCGGCTGTCGTATCAGCCGCGAGCGGTGCTTGGCTATCACCAAAATCGAAGAGGCCATCATGTGGCTGGATATGGACCTGAAGGAAATCAACAACGGGGTGACGCGCCACCCCGAGGGGTGCAACCCTGGGTCCAACGTGGTCCACCCGGTCGCTGACGGCCTGAAGAGATAGTGGAGGCCCGTGCAGGGGCGGGCCGAAGGTACAACCGGACGCCCGCCCCCACAACATTCACCAAGTCGCAGACGTAGTCAGTGAACTGGAGGTGATTGGTCTCAGATTCTGCGACGGGGACCCAGTAGCTCAGTCGGTAGAGTGGTGCTCACTCTTGGCATTCTTGGGCAGCATGAGCACAGGTCGCGGGTTCGAGTCCCGCCTGGGTCCTTTTGCTGGCCGGGGCAAGACCGGCCTGACGCAGTCGAGGGGGGAGAGAAGCCCGTGTGTAGTTGAGAGGTGTGTAGACGAGGTGTGTAGACGCGGTGTGTAGTCCCCCCGGTCGAAGTCTGGGCCGAGGGCGAGGAAGGGGGGTAGGCATGACGCCTGCCAGCACGACAGACACAGAAGACGCGCCCGCCATTGACGGGCCGTTGATTACTGCTGCAAAGCTGAAAAAGCCCGCTCTGGTTGCGGAGCTGTACCTGGAGGACCAGTGGCTCCACCAGGGCACCCGCAGTCTCCAGCTCTGGCAGGGGGGCTTCTGGGCCTGGCAAGGGGACCACTACGTCTCCCTGCCCGAAGGCCGCGCCAAGAATGCCATCTATCGGTGGTTGATCCTGCACACCGGAGGGAACGCCACCGACCGGGACCGGGACCGGGTCTACGAGGCCCTGTGTGCCCTGTGCGATACCGGCCGCGTCCAGGACCCGCCTGACGCCCCCTTCTGGGTGGACACCGGAGAGTCTGACCCCAACATCGTATCCCTGACCAACGGGCTGCTCGACGTGGAAGCGGCGGCCACCGCTACCACCCCGGAGGGGAAATTGGGAGCCCTTCAGCCCCACACACCCCGCTGGTTCACGCCCAACGCCCTGCCCATCATCTATGACCCCGAGGCCCAGTGTCCCCGGTGGCTGGCCTTCCTGGATGAAGCCCTGGACGCCGACACCGAACGCATCGCCCTGCTCCAGGAATGGTTCGGCCTGTGCATTACCCCGGACACCTGCTACCAGAAAATCCTCCTGTTGCATGGGCCTCCACGCTCCGGCAAGGGCACCACCACCACCGTCCTGCGTGCCCTGGTGGGCGAGCACAACCACGTAGGCTCCGAGTTCTCCAGCCTGATCCAGCCGTTCGGCCTTCAGAACTTCCTGCACAAAACGGTGGCCGTCTTCGGGGACGCCCACATGGGCGATCTGCCTGCCCGGCGCGTCCTGGAACGCCTCAAGGCCATCTCCGGTGGTGACGTGGTGCCCATCAACCGCAAGTACAAGCCCGAGATTTCCGTGCGGCTCACCTGTCGCATCATCATTGCCACCAACGAGGAGCCCTCCTTCGACGACCGAGAAGGTGCCCTGGCCAGCCGGCTGCTGTTCCTGCCGTTCATGAACTCATGCGAGGGTCGTGAAGACCCCACCCTCGAAGCCCAGCTCCTCACTGAGCTGTCCGGCATTCTCAACTGGGCCATCGCCGGGCTCCAGCGACTCCGACAGCAGGGCCATTTCACGACCAGCGCCGTAGGCTCCGAGGCCCTGAACGCCTTCCGGGTCCGGTCCAACTCGGCCCTGGTGTTCGCACGCAAGCATCTGGCTTACGTCCCCGACGCGCTTACCTCCAAGGAGGCCATCTGGCGCAAGTACCAGGCTTGGTGTTCCGACGAGGGTCTGACCCCCCTCTCCCGTACCCAGGTCGGTACCGCCATCACTCAGATTTTTGGAAACCGTGTTCGTACTGTTCGACCTTACGGGAAGCCCAGGCACTATGCCAACCTGGCCTTCCAGAATCCGTCTACGGGTTGATCCTCTTTTGAAAGGTTTGAAAGTTTTGAAAGTTTTGAAAGTTTTGAAAGGAGGCTCACGATGACAATGACTCCGAACCCCCCCGCCCCTACTGCTGAGCCGCGTTACCGGCCCCTGCCCTACTCTCGGAAAGGCACGGGCGGCGCGCCCCGGAAGCCCTTCGGTTTCACGGCTCACTCCCGACCCCGAACCCGCCGGGATGATACCGTGGTGATCGCCCGCTGCTGGATGTGCGGACGGCCCCTGACTCACTCTCAGATCGCGGCCCGCTTCGAGTTCCAGGGCCACTGGCGGCACACCTGCGAAGACTGCGAACCGGCCTTCAACCGGGAGGTGGTCATCCCCGCCACGGATGGCCGGCCCGTCTGCTACCGTAGGAACCGCCTGGACCGTGTCCGCATGAGAGTCACCGACCGGGACGTGGCCGCCCTGGCCGACCGCTGGGCCACCGACAACACCCACGTCACCAACTGGAACTGACAACCGCCTTGTGGCCCTTAGAAGGGATTTGTGTGAAATCGTTGCCTGTTAAGTCCATTGTCAAGCGGAGGTGATCATGTCAAACACTAGAGTCCGACCTCAGTACGCCAACATGCCGACCACACCGGGCCAGTATGAGACGGTGGTGGTTGATCCCCCGTGGCCTGTGCAGAAGTTCCCCCGGCGAGTCCGGCCCAACCAGACCCCCGCCCTGGACTACCCGACCATGAGCGTGGAAGACATCAGGGCGTTTCCCATCGACGCCTGGGCCAGCCCCCGTGCCTACCTGTTCTTGTGGACAACCAACGGATTCCTGCAAACCGCCGGCACCATCCTGAGCGCCTGGGGCTTCAAGTACCATGCCACCCTGGTGTGGTGCAAGGAGACCGGTGTGTGCCCCTGGTCGCCTTTCCAGTTCTGTACGGAGTTCGTCCTGTTTGGGTGTCGAGACGGCAAGCGGTTCCGCGAATTCCCGATGGGCACCCTCAAGACCCACTTCGCGGCCCCCGTCACCCGGCACAGCGAGAAGCCCTCCATCTTCTATGAGATGCTTCTCCCCATCACCCCCGAACCGCGTATCGACCTGTTCGCCCGCACCCGCCACCCCGGCTGGGATTACTGGGGGAACGAACTTCCACCCCCTGGAACCACCTGGAACTAGGAGACTCACATGATAACCGCCACTGACGAAGCACTGTTCTGGATCGCCGTTGTCAGCCTGGTGGTTTGGCTTCTACTTGGAGAAAGGGAAACCCTATGACTCTCGACAACCGCATGCACTGGATTGAGTGCGAAATACGCCACGAGCAGCAGCCTGGCGTCCACACTTACCACCTGTGCCCCGAGTGTGAGACCTACCAGTGTCGCTCCGTGAAGTGCGCCGCCTGCTGGACCCGCGACCTCGATCGCCTGCGCCCACGCCACGGCGACTGCGCCGGCGAGCCAGTCATGAGCGATTCGGGGTCGGGAACGGAGGCCCAAAAATGATGAACACCACCCTTCTCAAAAACATTCAGCTCACCCGAGAGGAGGTCGCCCAATTATGAGGCTTTCCTGCGCCGGGCTTTCCCGGAAGATCGTAGAGACAACAGGCCCGCTGTCGCATGGGGGGTAATTATTCCCAGCCGCTGTAGGGCTCGAAGGGAGACAGGGACGGACGGGGTTTCTGGCCCAGGTGGTCGGCACGGAGGACGCCCTTGGAGCCCTCGCCGTCGATGGCGTTCCGCAGGGCCTGGGTCTGGGGTCCTTGAGGACGGCTGCGGAAAGGATCACGCTTCTTGGCCGTGGGGGTAGCCGGATTCGAGAACAGGGCGGGATCGACCCCCAGGAACTGCTGGGCCGTTTCCCCCATTGCCACGGCGATCATCTGTCCGAACATGGGCCGGACCTCGGGCGGCAAGGTCTGGAGGACCCGCTCGATTCGCGTGATGTCGTGGCGGGCATGGATGGCCTCGATGTCGCTGGGCTTCACCGCGATGTCGCCCGTGTTGGGGAAGTTCCGCTTGTACTCCTCGTTGAGGGCACGCGCGCCGGCCATGTCGTTGGCGGCCAGGCGTTCCAGGTAGGCCCGGCGGTAGTCCCTGATCTTGTCACGCTGTTTGATCAGGTATTCGACCAGCTCGGCCTCGGGGTCGCCGGCCAGGGTCTTCCAGCCCACCGCGTCCGCGATGAGGCGGGCGGTGCTCTTGAAACCCTTGAGGCCGCCGTCCGCGCTGTAGACGGGGATGGTGCCGTCCGGCATGGGATGGTTGTAGTCGGCGTATTCCCGGCCCAGTCGCTTGGCCAGCTCAGGACTCAGGACGGTGGAGGCCCGTGCCAGGGCGACACCACCGGGGACCAGCAGGGGTAAGGCCCGTTTCGTGCGGGACCAGTCGCCCTTCTCGCCGCCCCCCGAGAACATGTCCGCCGCCACCGCACCGGGGAGGGCCAGGATGGGCGGCACAAACGGGAACGGGTAGAACGGCTGATCCTCCCCGTGGGGCGCGGGCAGGGCTTCCCACAAACCAGGCAGCTTCAGGCCGGCAGCCGCACCCGCCCCATAGAGAAGGCCCGTGGCGGTCAGCATGCGGCCCATCGTTCCCCAGTTCTGGCCGCCGATGATGGGCCAGGATTCGGGGAAGGCTTGCGCCCCGGACCCCAGGGCACGGCCGTGAGACAGCAGCAGTTCGCCTATCGCGCGGGGGAACTGCACAAACTGCCTGAACGGAGCCCACCAGTTTATCATGCCCACCCCGGTGTTAGTGAGGCCGCCGGGGAATTGCGTAATGTCTACAATCTTGCGGGCGAACTCCTTGGCACTCACCACGTCCAGGCCCTCAGCCAGGGCCTTCATCATGGCACTGTTCCAGGCCCACAGCTTGTTGAAGCGTTCGGTGGCCGTGAACAGACTCATCATGGCAGCCTTGATGGACTCCACCTTGGACATCGCGCCCACGCCGCCGGCCTTGGCACGACGGATGGCGGCCAGGGCCTCGATCTCCGAGACCGAGCCGATGTTGGCGTACTCGGGGAAGGCCATCTCGAACGCCTGCTCCAGGCTGCGGCCCTCTTTGGCAACCAGCTTGGCGAATCGGTCGATGCCGGCCAGTGTCTTGCGCAGGCCACCGAACAGATACTTGCCCTCCACCACGCTGCTGGTGGTCAACAGGTTCTGCATGATGTTCAGGGCCGCAGAGGGCACGTTCAACCCCAGCGTGCTCAGGTAAAAGTAGGACGACAGCTTGGCCCCGGCCGTCTTCCACGACAAGTCCTGGATGCTGGGGCGGGCCAACTGCTTAAGTATCCAGTCAGCCTGCTTCTCGCCTATCGCCTTGCGGACGTGGGGGTTCTCGAAAAATTCGGCGGCGGTCTTCTTGAGGCCCGACCAGCCCAGGCTGTACATGGCTTCGGAAGGGGTCAGCTTGCCCATTGCGGCCGGCACAAAAGTCTCTATGGCCAGGCGGGTCTTGATGGGGTCGCCGGTTTCGGACATCCGGCGGACTTCCTCCTTGATGAGAGGCCCCCAGCCCTCGATGGTCCAGGACACGGTGCGGCCGACCGAGTGGGCGTAGTGCTCCATGACCGCTATCGGCCGCAAGCTGTACTCTCGGACCACGGGCACCACCACGCCGTCTACCACCTTGGTAGCCTTGGACAGGGCGGTGAGCACCTCTGAAGTTTCGGGTGTGAATTGGTCGCCGATTTCCAGGAAGGTACGGGCCTCGGGGATCATCCTGCCGAAGCGGCGTTTCAGCTGATCGGCCAGGGCAGGCGTGGCGTCTGAAAGCGTCTTGGCCTCGGTCTCACCCAACGCCTCGGAGACCAGTTGACGCCACATCCGGACGTTCTTGCCGCTGGCCTCGTGGACCCCGACGTGCGGATAATACCCGTCCAGGATCATGGCCACGTTGGCTTTGGTGAGACGCTCCTTGCCCATCGCGGCGGCCTGCTGAAGCCGGCTGTAAACCTCTTCGCCATCCAGGCCCATCGCGTCCAACTGCTTGATGAACAGCGACCGCTGCTTGGGATCGGTAATAGCCTCGAATTTCCGGAGGATGATATCGGAGGCTTCCCTCAGGGCATCGGTGAGCGACTCCTGGAAGCCAGCCGGCACCAGCGCCCGCAGCCCGGCCTCGTTGCCTATGCCCACCCGTTCGATCTTGGCGGCCCATTCGGGCCCCAAGTGTTTTCTGGCCAGCTCGCGCACCAATCGCCAGGTGGGATGATTAGGATCGTACATGCCCTCCCGCACCATGACGGCAGCAGCTCCCTCACGGAAGGTCAGGGAACGCCCCAGGGTGGCCTCCACCTCCCAGAGCCCGCCGGCCAGCTTGGTCAGCACCTTGGCCCTGAAGTCGTGAAATGAGTCCAGGACCCCGTGCAGGTACTTGAGGAAAGGCGTCCCCCTGAAGATGGACTCCGCGCTCTGAAGCCGCCAGATGATGGGGGCCAAGGCTTTCTCGTAGCCGGCCACCGCCTTCGAGAAGTTGAACATGTTCTTGGCCAGGGGCACCCGGTACTTGAAGGCCAGGACGGCACCGATCACCACCAGGGGATTGGCCACCGTCCTCAGCACACGGGAGAAGGGGTCGTCGCCTTTGGGCCTCCACCCCTCCTCGGTCATCCCCCGCTGGCTGGGGCTGAGCCGTTGAGGATCGAAGAGGGCGGTAACCGCACCGCTGGGGTCCAGGCGGAGTACATTCTCGGCCGCCATTCCGAAACGGTCAAACCCCACCTCCGGCACGTAAGTCCAGTTGGCCATACTCTCCCCTTACTGAAGTGCGGCCAGCGTACCCAGGACGGCGGGATCGGAGGCCATGTCATCCAGGTGGACGCTCTTGGCCGCTTCCATGTTGATTCGGCCACCAATCACGCCTTCCGACCGCGTGAGTTCCGGCAGCCCCATCAACATCATGCCCAGCCCCGGATCGTTCTTCATCACCAGGGCGTGCCGCTTGGCCACCAGATCATTCAGGACCATCTCGGCACGGGCGTTCTGCATCTGTCCCGTGCGGGCGAGAATCTGGAGTTCACGCTGCCGGTTGAACTCACGGGCCTCCTTCTCCAGCTGACGCCGATAGTCCCGTCCGCTGGCCTTCTCGAAAGCCCCCCACGCCAGCGGGGCCAGGCCCACCACCTCCAACCCCAGCATCGGCATCCTGCGCAACGCCTTCCGCACCAGCTTCGGCACATGGGTGAGTATGCCCGCCGACTGCTCCGCCGCCGCTTTGCCTTCACGCCATCCCCTGGAGAGCGCCGCCCGCACCTGCCGGGACGCCGCCTCCGCCGCCTTGTCGGCCTCAGACTTCAGGACAATGGCCCCACGCTCGGGGGGCATCTCGATCTGATAGACACCGCGGGGCGGGGGTCCCACGAAATCCTTACGGCCCTTGGCCGCCGCGTACTCAAGCTGCCGGCCTTCGGCAGTCTTCGCCATCCAAGACGCCATCGCCTCGGACGGAATAAACATACCGGACTGCACAGGCTTGCCTTTGGTGGCTACATTGCCCACGGTGCTAGCCATGCGGGCAGTTGCGGGACTCGCCGCACCAGCCGCGCCCCCCTCCAAGACAGCTCCGGCAGAAGGGCCGACAGACACTGTGGGGGTTTGGGTACGGGCGGCCCGAGCCGCCTCTTTAGCCAGCATGTCCAAATTGGCTTCAGCCTGTCTCGCACCCATCTGAATGACATCCTCCAGAGGCTCCAGCAGGTCGTCACTCATCAGGGCCTTGATGTTGAAGCTGTAGGTGGGCAACACCTTGTAGACAGGCAGCAGCTCGCCTGTTCGAGGTGAAAGTCGTGTCCCCACCTGGACTTTGCGCTTGCCCACACGCATCAACACGCCGTCGTCTACCAGCTGGTCCAGGTGTTCCGGTTTCACCCGGAGGGCGTCGGCTAAAGAGAACTCGTCCCACTCTTTGGTAAGGGCTCGGACAATGGGTTCGTCCCTCAAAGCCGGGTCGATGATCCCCTCCTTAGACAAGCCGGTCGTCCCCCGCTTGCGAAGGTCCTCTGTGGACATGCCGGTGAGCCGCTCCAACAGAGTGTCAGGGTCATCTGTGTAGCCCCCGAATTCGGTAGACAAGGACATGCCTTCGGCCGAACCATAACCGGAGGTGGATTGTTCCAGCAGAGTGTCGATTTCCCTTCGGAGTTTGCGGGCGACAGAAGGCTTCACCTTCTCAGTAGGCATCTTCAAGGCATCGTCGGGGATGTCTACGCCTAACTCCTTCTTGGCGACCGCACGCGCCCACTCCCAGCCACGAGCCATGTCATCAAGAGTGGCCGCCTCCCCTGGCCCATAGAGGTCAAGCGTTGTCCGCAGGAATAATTCATTCAGCTCTTGGGCCAAATCTTGTGGGGACAGCTCTTTCAACAGGGCCTTGTTGTCTCGAACAGCCGCATAGAACCGTAGCTTCAACTCCTTGTTCAGCTTGAGTGGTGCCGTGGGCATCGGCCTTCCCACCGTCAGCGGGGGCTCATTTTCCGCACTAGCCAGAATGGCGTCCGTGTGAGGATGAACACTGGCTTCAAGAGTGCCTGCCCTGATCGTCGAAGTTCGCGGGTTGTAGGAGGTTCCGCGCGCACGGATCTCCTTGGCCGCATCCGAGTCAAGGTCCTGAAAACGGAGTCCCTGGTATTCCGCGTTGGCTTTCCTCCACTCTTCGACAGGGAGAGACGACGAACTCCAGTCGCGGATGATGACTTCCGGCACCTTCTGATCGGTGTAATCCTGGATGATTCGGGCCACGTCCTCAGCACCCCAAGGGATTTCCTCGAGGGTGAGCAGTCCATTGGTAGATCGCACTACAATAGCATTAGCCAGCTCGAACAACTCGTCGGGTTTGGCCTTGCGATACTCGTAGTGCGTGATCCCGTCGATGATAGCGGCCCGCAACTTCCGAGGCAGTCCGGGAGCTTTTTCGACAGCTTCCGGAATCACGGTCGGCCCGGTAATCTTGAGGCTGGAGGCAGCCTTTTCTGCCACCTCTTCCAAGTGGGCATTGCGAGCTTGCCTGGCGAACCAGTCCGAAATTTTCTGGTCTCGGGCCTTTCGCTCGGCAGGCGTCAGAGACTTCAAACGACTGAGAATCTTTTCTTTGCGGGCAATCTGGGACTCCAACCGAGCCAACTCTACCTGCTGGCTGGCCGTGAGAGGTTTGGGTTTCTTAGGCTTGACCAGCTTTCCGGTTTTCTCGGATCGCCTGTATCCCAGGAGTTTCCGCTGTTGCCCTTTGAGGTCCTCCAGTTCCTCCCGTAACTTACGGATCTCCTTGTCGGTAGTGGTCACCGGGGTCGCTGCGGTGATTACCGGCTGTGGTGAGACTGATTTCCCCCCTTTGTCCGTCTTCCGGCTGAACACCGGCATGGTGGGGGGGTTTTTCGGCAGAGGCAGCCCCCCCTTGCTTTCGGGTGTCGGGGTTGGGGTCGGGGTCGGGGTCGGGGTCGGGACACTAATAGGCGGAGCAGGGATGTCGGCGGGGTCTGGCTCGTTGGCCGCCATGCCCAAGGCTTGTGCAAACAGGTCGAGGGCCGCGTTCTCACGCTCCTCCAGGTCGATCTCGGCGAGTCTCTTCTTCCTCTTCGCCATTGGCCTTTCCCCCGCGACTCCGAATCATGGTATCCCGGACAATGAACAGGGCCAACAGAAGCACCCCTGAAAGAAACATCACCAGGGCTCGATCTACCTCCGCCGGCATGAACCACCTCGCTACATGGCCAGAAGTTGGGCGAGGGTCATGGCCTCACCCGCTTTAGCCTCAGCATAGCGATTCACCAGCTCCATTGCCATCTGTGCCCGTTGGGCGTGCCGCTGACTGGCATAGTTGATGGCCATCTCCAGCATCTTCTCTTTCCTCTCTTGCTCGTACTGACCCCGCTGGAAGGCGATCATATCGTCCTGGAGTCCCTTCGCTGCCGTATGGTCTTGCTGAGCTGCCTCTAACTCGCGTTTATGCTGGGCATCACGGGCTTTCTCGGCCCATTCTTCGGCAAGCGGCGGCTTCCCCCGCAGCCCCCTGACGATATCACCATACTCCCTGTAGGCCGTAGGAAAAGTCCAGAAGCCCAGGCCAGCCCAGGCCCACCAGGGGAGCATCTTGGCGACGCTCCCCAACATGGAAGAGGCCCCCGCGCCTGCAGCGGCGGCGTCTTTGGCTCTGAGGCCACCCCGCAGGACGCGGGCACCCTTTTTGAACATTCTGGTGGCGGCCTTCCGGGCGGCTCGTCTACGGGCTGCGGTGGCTCCGACCTTGGCGGCTGCCCGTGCGGCCGTCCGGCCTACCATCCGCCCCCCTGCGGCCAGGTAGGGAGCTGCAAACCGTCCGGCCAGTACCCCGCCCGGCAGCAGCGCGGCGGCTGTCAGCCCCAGCTCGGGGAGGTTGTCGTGTATGCCTTCGGCAATTTTCTGTGCCGTGCTGGGTTCTCGCGCGCTCTCGAACGCCCGGAGTATCCTCTGCTGCTCAGGGTCTTCGGCAGCCAGCCATTCCCGTTTTGTGGGGTCCGCCAGGTCGGGGTCGTACCAGGGAGCCCCCCACAGTGCGGTTGCCAGGAAGTCATCGAGTCTCGACGCCATGTCTTACCTCCGCGTCTTACTTGTGGGCCCGCCGGCCGTTTTCTTGGGTTTCGGGGTCGGGAATTTCAGGTCGTACTTAGACAGGTCGCCCTCCGCCGCTGCCCAGTCCATCATCGCCTGGTCGGCCGGCAGGGGGTTCACTGAGGCCGCCGGATTGAAGGCGCCCGCCACCGCATCGGGGGACAGGTTGATCGGCGGAGCCCCCGGCGTCTTGGGCTGCGGACTCAGTCCCTGGTAGGCCTGGTTGAACCGCGACGCCGCGTTGGCCCACCGCTCCCGCATCAGGTTGACATAGGCGTCGGTCGCGACCCAGTCGTCATCAGCGGCGGCGATCATCAACTGACGCATCAGGTCGGCGTGGTCCTGTTCATAGGCGGCCCGCTCCGGCCACAACTTGATGAGGTCGTCCGCCTGCTGCATCAGGTCGTTCTCGTAGGCGGATAGCACCTGCATGGCTTCGGGGAACCGTCCGGCCATCGCCAACTGCATCGCCTGGCCCGCGGGGTCGGCGGTCTTGACCAGGTACTCCACGGAGGTCTGCCCCTTGGCCGACTGGGCATATCCGGCCATCGCCTTGTAGAGCCGCATGGCCACCCCGCCGGCTGCCTCGTGGGCTTCGGGGCTGAGCTTGCCGGAGGCCCGTGCGGAGTCCAGGGCCGCCGCCAGCCGGGCCGCATAGGCATGCACCCCGTCCGCCACCTGGGGGGGCAGAACCCTGGGCAAATCCTTGGGACTGGTGGGAGGATTATCCACCGCGAAGGTGTCCCCGTAGTATTTGAGGGCGTCAGCCAGCACCGGGTCCTTGGCACCCACCGCATCGAGCACCCCGTTCCAGCCCTTGTTCAGGTCAATGGTGGTCACGAGGTCCTGGACAGGCACCCGCTCCTCGAAGTTGATCCGCTGCGTAACCTCGTCAATCCGTTTCTGCCAATCCATGAACCCCTGTCGCGTGGCAGGCGTCACCCCGCCCGAGACACCCCCACCGAAGGCACCTCCGCCGAACGCATAGTTGGCCGCAGGCATGGCCACCTCGCCGCGAAACGCCGCCCCCATATCGAGGCCGCCCCCACCCATGAAGGACATCCCGCCTGCCGGTTGAGTGGTGGGCGTGCCGCCTGCCGGCTGGGTCGTGGGTGTACCCCCTGCCGGTTGAGTCGTGGGCATGCCACCCGCCGGCTGGGTGGTGGGCGATCCACCCGCGCCCGTGGCGTATTCCAGAGCCTTGCGCGCCCAGTGGTTCATGGGGTTGGTGGCATCATACTGGTTGAAAACCCCCATCATGGCCAGGATGTTTCGGAGTCGGCCGACGGCGCTGATCCGGGCTCCCAGCATGGCCCCGTGGGCACGGATCATACTCTGGTCGTAGGGGTGGGCCATTGAATTGCCGAAATTGAGCAGCGCCCCAACCTTCTCGTTACGAGCCTGAGCCTTCCGTCGGACTTCCTCCAAATACTGGTCGCGTTCTCGTTGGAGTTTGGCCTCCTGGTCGATCCGGTCTCTCCAGGCGTCCCGGTCGGCTTGCCGCTGGGCGGCCTCGTGGGCCCGCTGCTTTTCGGCTTCGGCCGCCTCGAACTTCCGTTGACGGTTGGCTTCAGCGGTCCTGGCGAACGCGGCGCCCGTATTCTGGAAGGCTTGGGCAAAAGACGCAGAAGTGCGCGCTTGAGCGTCCGCCTTCATGGCAGCCTCCAGCTCGTTCTTCCGCTGAATCTGCTCAGACATCCTCTGCAGGGTGTCAGACGCAGCCTGCGCCGCACCCGTGGGATTGATGATAATCTGAAACCCCGAGCCGCCGGTCGGTGCCGTGCCTACTGGATCGTACTTCGCCACAGCCTGCCTCCTCTCAACCTGCCGGCTCCAGCCGGGCTTTCAGTTCATCCACTTGGGCAGCCAGGGCCTTCAAGGCAGCCAAGGCTACACCTATCGCATCCACCATCGCAATCGTGCGGTCGCTGCTGCCCAACCCGAACAGCTCCTTGAAGTCCTGAGCCATCGGCCCCACATGGTCGGGGGTGCCGGGCTCATCTTTGTACTGCCACCGCTCAATGGGCAACTGCTTGACCTTCTCCAGAATCTGGCCGGCATCTACCGGCTGGAACCCCTGCTTGAGGTTGCGATCCGAAAGGATGCCAGCCGTCGCAATTCCTGCACCCGTGGACACCCCGCCGATCCAGGACCTGTCCTTGGGGGTATCCGACTTGCCGAGGCCACCCCAGCCCATTATGGTGCCAAACAACCGGAAGGCGTCGAGGCCGAAGCCGAGCCAGTTGAATAGGGTCTGCTCGTTCTTGGCCTCAAACGCCTGCTTGAGGGAAATCATCGTGTGCACAAAAGGGGCCTCGCCCACCCACTGGTTGGCGTCGAGGAACATCTCCGTGCCGGCAGTGTGACCCATGAGGTAAAGCTGATCGGCCGCATTCTGGAGCATCGTATAGTTGTAGATGGTCTTCGTCTTTTCCTGCTGGCCCCACTGCTCGATGTCCTCCAGCAGCTTGCTGGTTTCGACATACGCGCCCGTGAGACTCTTGCCGGCCTCGGCCAACGCAATCGCTCCCTGGCCCTTCGCCGTGGCGATGGACTGTCGCAGGTTGGTGCCCAGCTCCGCAAACTTGGAAGAGGTCTCCGTCCGCAGCCGGTTGTAGTCCGAGTAGAGCGTGCCGGCCAGATTACCAATCTGCTCCATGCCCTTCATCCAGGTCTTGCGCGCGGCGGACAGGGCCTGCGGGCTGTCCAGGTCGTAGCCGGCGGCCTGAAGCTCGGTGAGGGCCTGATTGACTCCGGCCTTGATGTTGTCCCGGATCGCGCCCCGCACAGTGTCTAGCTGGTTGGCTACGTCGTCCCGGAGCCTGTTGAGGGTGTCGGCGGCTTTGCCTTCCAGCCAGTTCATGGATTCGGTGCCGAAGCGGTCGATGTCGTCCAGCCGCTTCATCACGTCGCCGTAGGTCTGCTCGGCCACGTCGCGCACGTTCTGAACGTCCTCTCTGGCCTTGGCCATCGAGGAGTCGATTTCGCCCAGGCGGGTCTGGAGACTGCCCCCGAACGCCTCGTCCAGCTTGCGCTGCGAGTTGGCGTGCCACTGGTCGACGTCCTGAATAAAGGCCTGGGCAATCCGCTTGTTCTCTTCGATAACGCGACGGTAGTTCTCCAGGTCTTCACGGGCGGCCTGGCCGTAGTGCCCCAGCATGTCTGTCTGGGATTCGTAATTCTTGGGATGAAGACGGTCGTTCTGCTGCGACCAGGCTTCCGCCCCTCGCACGGTTCTGTACCATGCTAGGAGGGCATCCTCGTCGTTGATATCCCCCTCGAACCGGGGCGTCTTCGGCGCCTTGGGGGGCTTCCAGCCGAGGTCTATCAACGGCTTGCGGTCCCGGTCATATCTGGCCTTTTCGGCCTCATAGGCGGCCCAGGCGTCGTTGACCTCCCGAGCCTTGGCTTGGGCAGCGGCGAGGTCCCAGACTGGGGCACTAGGCGGCCCTTGCGTGGCCGAGTTCATTGCATCGTAAACCGCGCTGCTCATTCGTCTTCCCCCCGGAAAACCCCTCTACCATCACCTTAACATGTTCTGTCGTCTGTTGCTACGCCCGTTCGTCCCCTCCCTGGCCCAGGTTGCCCCAGGCGGTCATGGCCACCAGGGTGAAGTCCACGTTCGAGGACAGCACCTTGATACCGGGATAGACCACGTAGTCGGAGACCAGGGCCTTGCCGATGCAGGCGGCGGGCTCCTCCACCATCGCGATCTCCTGCGTTACCAGGGGCGCAGTGTCCATGCGTTTGAAGCCCTGGACGGTCAGTTTCAGGTTGGGGTTGGTAGCCGGATTGGTCTCCCCGCCGTGCAGGACCACGTTCGCGCCCACACTCTTAAGGGTACGCCTCAGGTTGAGCACGCGGGGAGTCCTGGGGTCGTCATCCTGTGCACCCAGGGGCCAGCCCACCACCTCGAAGGGAATTGGAGAGATGGCGAAGCGGTCCCCCGGCTCCAAGGCCACCCCACTGGTAAGCGTCAACTCATGGGGCGTGTGCTTAGTGGCAGCCAACTTCCGCTTCTGTCCGGCGCTGTTTCCCGACAAGATATAAACATACGGCTGCACGTCGCTCGGAACCTCAAAATACGAACTGGTCGAAACCAGCTTAGTGGTGTCCCCGGCATTGGAAGCCGTGACCACTCCGTTGCAGGTGCCCGCCAGCGGGAGCATGGTCTGGTGTCCATCGCGGGCCGTGTTCATACAGAAGAACACCCCAGTCGTCGACAAAAACCAAGCCCGATCCGGCCCTCCCTCCTCG